GCAAGTGTATATATATTCATATAAAGCTATATAGATATACTTATATAATCATATATGTTGTATAGAAAGAAACAGGTAAGGCGTGTGGATAATGAGAGGTAAACATCAGGTTCGTGTGTGTCCCTCACATAATTTTTCTCTATATAGGCAAAAATAACCTACCGGACAGTTGGATATATGGGATATTCTTCTTATATTAAGGTATAATAAAAAGATTTAAAATTTCGGTCGAATAGGTTTAATGCTCCTATTCCATGTTGGTAGGTTTGATCACCATGCCCGCACAAGCATTCCCGGACGCGGGAGGTGGGCCGCTTCAATATAAAGTAAAATAAAGGTTATGACACATTACAGATTCAACAGACACGAGTTATTCACCCAAGAGGACCGTACAGAGGTATTAGACCTTATTAGAGAGGTAGAGACTATTGCTTACTCCAATGATAGCTCTAGATATGAAGGTGTGTATGGGGAGTTAACCAATATGCTATTTGGTCTATTTGACGGGTACCTATATGATAACATCCTTACAAGGGCTGTCTCTATAGCCGATCTATCTATGGATACCATTAGACGTATAGAGGTATTAGTAGATAAGTGTACCCAGGATATACTTACTAACGGTCAAAGAGTTACATTAGTCTAATATAAAATAAATCTACATATGGATAAGTTTATTACATTTACTGAGAGGTATATACAGACGCCTCTATTGATAGGTATTACTCTATGGTTAATATACAACATAGTTACTATAATAGTTGGCTAACAAAGATATAGTTCGTATATTTAGATATATTAATCAATCAATCTATATACTATGACTAACCTCGCTACACCTATCGATCAAATCAAATCTAAACTACAATCTCTTTTAGAACAAGGACACGTAGACGAATACTTCGTAGAAGACATTTGGTCTCTTCTCCATCCTCAAACCGATCAAGAATAAAACCCGACACGGGCAATTGGCCGGCAAGGTGACCTAAAGGTGATATAACACTGACAGTATAGTTCCCTAACCGGTTGGTAGTCTGCAAGGCTCTGCCATACCTATCTGCATCGAGATGCTAGATTTTCGGTATATAGGTTATATATATTTATATATTTATATAAAGATAGCAAAGACAGCCTTCCAAAACCACCATAGGAGATATATTATAATACCCCATACGATTATGAGTCCGTAATTAGGTTTAAAGTTCATTGGTGAAATTTTTCATAGTCTCTCAGTTATACCCATATAAAGTCATATTGTTCCCATGCCGATGGACCTTTATTATATGGTACTCCAGTATCGCTCCAAGCAGATAATAAGAAGAGTATCAGCAGGCCTATACCTATACTAATAAGCCATCTCTTATTTAACTTATCTCTAAGGGCTGGTGTTATACTATGACCTTTTAATATAATATCTTTTATTATATGAAACACTGTCATTATACTGATAAACACTACGGCACTAGTTATGAAGCTTTGGCTCATTTTCTTGGGTTAGGTACCATCCTAAAAGTACAACCGGGCTTGCCATTAATTAGAGGCATACCAAATTCATCATACTCTATGGTCTTAATTTTTACTCGCTTGTTCTTAAACTTACCCATAAGGATAGTATCACCTATATTTACGTCTAGTTTAATCATATACTATAATATAAGAAACTTTTTGGTAAGAACCTACAAAAGTCGTGAAAAATTTGCGCGAGAGATTTTTTGCTATAGCGCCCTCTTCTGCTGCACCATCGTGCTCTTAATGGTAATGTCGGATATTTCTATATCCTGCGGTAAGTCTATTATATACTCAGTTATAGCTAGTAGCTTATCGAATGTAATTCTATTGAATACAGGGTCAACTGAAGTATTATTCTCTAATGTACCTGGATTCATATTTACTACTCGTAAGCTCTTTCTAGGAAACCCTAATCTGTACTGATGACCTATTCTGTTTAGATGTGCTTTATCTGCTACATATCGAGGACTAAAACCACTATGTTCAGTAGTAGCAGAGCTGCCAAAGTTAATTATAGTTTTACTTTCATTAGACCATTTATCAAATAAGTTGGCAAATAACTGTGATTGCATAGTACCACTGTAAGCATGATTAAAGAATACATGAGGATTAATCTTTTGTATTTCTAAAGTAGCAGTAACAACGTCTTTTTTTCTCATACTATATGGAACTACATTGAATTTAGAATTTTCTAAAAAATACTTACCAAATCCTGATGATGTTCCTGTAACTAGTACCTTCATATTGCTGATTGTTTTAAAAGTTCTTTATACGTAAAGAATTGTATTAATGAATAACGTATACCGTTAGTGATTTCTAGTATTTCATGCTCTGTATCTGCAGTCATATGGTAAAACTCACCTAAATTAGTACCTAATTCTCTATTTTTATCATAAGCTATGAATTTACCACCTTTATATGAGCTGTTAAGGGTAACTCCTACGTTTAATACTTGATCTGGATATTTTATATCGTCTCTATGCCTGCTAAACTTACATCCTTCAGTATATTTGTGTAAGTACACCTCATTCATTAGGTTTGCTGTATTATCTGGGTATAGTAAATCTACATAATCTTTAAATTTGTCGAAAATCCATTGAGATAATTCGTCTCTCTTAATTACAAAGTAGTTATAGTCTATTCCACTATTGGAAAACAGGTTAGATGAGTGTGTTAGGCTGTTAGCATGGGTATAACCAATAATCCTTTGACATTCATCAGGTGAAAAGTGAGTAATCATAACTCAAACCCGAGTGTAACGTTAGGATCCGTGTTAGTATTCACATATTCAAATATTTTCTGTATATGATCTATATCTTCTTTAGTACGAACACTACATAACTCATTGGCAAAATGCAACTCTACGTTATTTCCCACTGCTTCAGATAGTATTTCTAATCTTCTTACTGGATTGTCGGGTAGGCTGTATATAGAACATAGCACTATACCGTTGATATTGTAGTCTTTAATAAATTTCTCTAAACTAGGTTCCCAATCTAAGTACTCATTTTCAAATTGATAGTCATTTATGTGAATATTATTAGAAGTACAGTACTTATCTATAATAGCTCGTTGCATAGGTAACGGAATCGGTGAAGAAAACTCACTATTCCATCCTGCGTACGATATCCACTTGTGATTTTTATCAATTTTACGTGTATCTTCACGTTCTCCGGGAAATCTAAAATAACCTCCAGGTACTTTCCTATGATAGTGACCACCTTTAGGTAGAATCCTACCATCCATTGACCATCTGGTAATGTCTGTTTCGTTATTATAGTTACCATGTAGGTGGGCTTGTTGGAATATTATAGCTTGACCGGGATCTAATTCAACTGGAAATGCATATTTACTACATTCAGCTTGTAATTTATCGCTAGACCACTGATTGGAGTAAGTACTCTGGGTAATTTCTTTAGATTTTTCCCAATCTACCATCCACATGGTGTTTGTATCGTAAGTCTTAGTGAAAGGAGTCCAAATGGTTCTTAAACCTAAACCGTTACCTACCCAGATGCCTTGATGAAAACTAAGCTGGCGTCCTACTTTACCTTGATTAGGTATAACTATTCGTATAGTAAAGTACCTCTGAATAAGCCATTCATCAAAACCTAAGTTACCTACCATCGTTCCGTAGTAACTATCTACCATATCAGCAAACTCTTTACTACCACAATGTCTTTGACAATGTCTACCGAGCTCTACTATCTCCGAAGCAGATAATGCCTCGTGAACTGTTTCTAAACTTTGGATTTGTGGAAACTTTGACTTAGCAACATTTAGCCAGAAAGCAGGCCAGTCGTGCTTTTTTAAACTATAATTGTAAACTTTACAATCGGATCGTTGGTTTAGTGCTTGTAAATCCATATTATATAATATAAGAACTATTTATTAGTGATGCAACCATTAGATAAAAATACATTATTTTCAATCTTCGAACAAGGAGATGAAGAAGTATATAAGGAACACAATGTCGAAGGACTTCTAGATAACCCGTTTGTTCTTATCGGTATGGCCGTAAAGGGTGTTGAGAACTTTCATATAATGGATCTCATGTACCGAAGGCAATACGGTAATAAATATATTGATGTACAGAAATCGGTAAAGCATAAATACTTCTGCAGGTTGTTCAAGCATCTCGATAGAGTAAAGTTTGATAGCATAGATGAATTTAAGATTGGTAATAGTTATGAGTTAGAGAATAGTTATAATGCACTAAATGAAATACTCTTTTATTTTGAGAAGATAGAATACTATGAAAAATGTGCTATAATAAAAAAAACCATGGATCTAATGTGCGGCAAGTATGACCAGTCTTTCGAAGAATAAACTTTTTATTATAGGAGATAGCTTCGGCTATTGGCCGTTCCCTAAAAACAAGCATTGGTCTGATCTTATGAATGAACACTATGATGTTCATAACTTTGCTTACGGTGGTGCATCTTTTGCTGAAATATGCTTTCAGTCTACTAATGTAATAAATCATAATAAAGGTGATAGACTCATCGTTGTAGTTACTGAACCTACTAGGTTTAGTTCTTATATATCGAAGTATATAAAGCATGATCAAAAGATTGTTGATGATATAGGGGTAGGAAGATATAAAGATTTAGAACGTTTTCGTGAGAATAAACTTAATATGAAGTCTATGCATGAAAATAAACACAAAAATCGACACACGAAAGCTGATGCTGAATTATATTTTCTAATTAACTTACAGAATCATTATAGTATACTTAACCCTTTATATATTGCTTGGAATGATTATGCTTATAGTCTGTTTAGTGGAATAGTAGATAATTTACTGCTTATTAAAAATGATGAATATAGTACTCTATTTGAAGAGGGATTAAGCGGAGATAATCATCACCCAGGTAAAAAGGGTAATATAGTGTGGTTCAACAAAATACTTGATGAGTTAAATGGTAAAAAAAGGTTAAGAATTGTTATATAATATGAGGAATAAACTTTTTATAATAGGAGATAGTTTTGCTAATTGGCCTTATCCTAAAAATAAACACTGGAGTAATTTAATGTCTAATCACTATGATGTAAAAAATTACGGTTATGGAGGTGCTTCCTTAACAGAGACTTGTTTGCAGACTACATATATAAAGGATTTTGTTGAGGGTGATAGATTAGTAGTGGTTCTTACAGAGGTAGCGAGAGTAGATAAAAATATAAGAGAAGCATTATGGGCTGTTTCTATTAAATCAAAACAAAAGATAATTGATAGATTACGACTTTCTAGACAGGAGTTGTTTGAAGCAGCTATTAAGAATGAGAATGAAAGGTTTCACTTGAGTACTAACGGGGATTTTAATATGAGGTATTCCTTTTTATTAGATTTGTATTTTTTAATTAACCTTAGAGAGAGATATAAAGAGTATAAACCGGTATATGTAACGTGGAATGAAAATACTGATAAAATAGCACGTACTTGGATAAAGGATTTAATATATATACCTTTAGAGAAGACTAAAAGTCTTAATGAAGAGGGGATTATAAAGGGACATCCAGACTATCATCCTGGTATAGTTGGTAATAGGATTTGGTATGATATAATACTAGGTAGATTGAGACACGGAATAATGTAAATAAGTTGGCTAACTGAGATATATTTCGTATATTTAAGTATAAATCAAAATAAAGGTTATGTCAGTTAAAAGAATTACCGAAGAATATGCTCAAGGTCTAATCAAAGTCTCTGAAGATCAGACAGAAGCAGAAGCTACTTACTTTACTCTTACTCCCAGTGATAAAGGAAATGGATGGGATGATGTTACTTACTATACTAATAGACCTAAGAAGATCCAGATACCAAAAGGTATTACTGGCTGTCAATGGGTATACGTACTAACTAATACTACAATGCCTGGTCTATGTAAGATAGGCTTTACTAAGAATAAACCTTCTGAGAGAGTAAAGCAGATAAACTCCGCTACGGGTGTAGCTCAAGACTTTGTTGTAGAATGGGCTTTACCTTGTTTCAATGCTCATGACGTAGAGAAGCAAGTACATACTTACCTACAAGATAACGGCTTTAGGGTGAATAATAAGAAAGAGTTCTTTAATATATCTGTTGAAGAAGCTAGGGCGGTGGTAGAAAGAATAGGAGAACCTTATAAAATGGAATCAAATGAAGAAGCTTAAAAATATCGCGGTGCGACTTGCGCGCGTTTGCGCGGCGAGCTTCGCTCTTGCATCTTGTACTATAGACCCTATCGCCCCGGAAACCTGCCCCGGCGGATGTGATGCTCAAATGATCTTTCCTGTTGAAGCAGATGCTAATGGATTTTATCATCTAGAGTTAAATTGGGATGGAGAGTACTTACCTTGGTTTAGCGTTGATGTAAAAGCTACTCCTATCGTTCCAGAGTACCAATATAATGGTTCTTCTGTTGTTGAAGCTAGATTTGATAGTAATACGTCTTGGGTCTTAGGGAATAACTTAGTTATACAGCAACCTCTCTATTCTCCTTTTGGTAACTATACTAGTAATTGGTTACCTATACCTACTTCATGGATTGATGTTGAACTTCCTCAATACGAAGGTGAAGAGATAAATATAGCTCAGAATACAAGTTTATACTTCTCAGAAAAAAATGGTTCTCTATATTCTAAAAGAATTCTTGGACCGTTTCCACCTACTATGATTGGGGATACTATCACTGTTTATATGAGGGTATTTTGGGAAGCAGGAGATCAATCTATACTTAAGGATGACTTTTCTCAAAAATTTATTGTAGAATAGTTGATTCTTTGAAAAATAATCATTATCTTAAATTATATTATAAAATATATATATAATAATTAATATATAAGTATATAAATATATATAGATAAAAATAATAATAATATATTAACTATAAAATTAATCTAATATGGCATTGACGGCGGAAAAAATACAAGCTAACTATGAAAAGCATCTTAAGATAGTAGATACTTACATAGGAGATCGTAAAGATTCTATTAAAGAGATGTTATCTCATATGGAAGAGAATTACGTAATGGCTCCTGCTAGTGGTAAGACTTGGTATCATAATGCATTCGCCGGAGGATATGTAGATCACGTAAATAGAGTAGTGGAGTATGCGGTAAAGCAGTCGAGGTTATACGAAGAGATGGGTGGAACAATTGATTACACCGAAGAAGAACTAGTCTTTGCCGCATTATTCCATGACTTAGGTAAAATAGGAGATGGTGATCAACCTAACTATATACCTCAGACTGATAAATGGAGACAGGATAAGCTATCAGAGATGTATACTTATAATCCAGATTTACAGTTTATGCTTATTCCAGACCGCTCTTTGTTTATATTACAGAAGTTTGGTATTAAAGTAAATCAAAATGAATTCTTAGGTATTAGATGTCATGATGGAGTGTTTGATAAAGCTAATGAAGCTTATTTCTTTAGTCATGTTGAGTCATCAAGACAGAAGACATCAATCATCTCAGTACTACATACAGCAGACTTCTTAGCTTCTAAAGTAGAGTATGATATGTGGAAAGCAAATGGCGGTACATCAAAACCTAAAAATACAAAAACTACTTCAAGCACAGGTAGACCAGTAAAAGCATCAGAAGGTTTAAGTAACATGTTAAAAAACTTATAAGATGAATATTAATCCAACACTTTTTTATATTATTTTCGGCATTTTAGTTGCTTTTATTATTTTATTAGTTTATATTGTACGTAATGTACTTATTCGAAATGAAAAGTATGAAGATGTTGTACGTGACCAAGTACAGTATTTACAAAATATATCAGACGCAGTAAGCGAAGGTCAAAAGCACCTAAAGAAACTAGATGAAAAAGGGGTATTTCAATCAGATGATGAGGTCGGTTATTTTTTCGAACAAATGAAAACAATTCAAAATGAGCTAGACCGTTACATGCTCCCCGAAAACTATGGCAAGGAAGAAAAGCAAAGCTAATTACTTTACAAGTGAGACAGATGAATACATTAAAAAATATAATACATCAACAGATCCAGTTTACAGAGCTAAAATCTTTACTGATCATATATATTTACCTTTTTATAAATTAGCAGAAAACATTATACATACATTTAAGTTCTACTATACAGATGTTGAAGCTATAGAAGATCTTAAACACGAAATCGTATCAGTACTACTAGAAGAAAAGATTATGAAGTTTGACCCAGACAATGGTGCAAAAGCATTTTCTTATTTTGGTACTATAGTAAAACGCTGGTTAATTAACTACAACAATAAAAATTACAAAAGACTTAAACAAATAGGATCATTTTCAGATATTGAAGAGTCTTTTGAGTCTGATA